GGGTTTGAAAAGTCAAGCCTTACCCTCTTTTTATAAAAATAAAAGGAGAAAAAAATTATGCCATGTGCAGTAACAGCAGGTTATACTCTTGATTGCAAAGACGCAGTTGGAGGTTTAAAAAATATCTACTTTGCGAACGGATTGCCAAGTGCAGCGACTATTACAAGTACGACTGCTTCAGGTATTTCAAATGTGAGTGGAGTAAGTTTCTATAAGTATGAATTGATGCCACAAGCTGCAGATTCATTCACAGAAGAGATCACAGCTACGCCAGCAAATGGAAATGTATTTTACACGCAAACAGTAGTAGCAAACTTCGCTAAAATGAGTCAAACATCACGAAATAAATGGTTGACTTTAGCACAAGCAAGATTGTTAACTATTATTGAGAAAAAAGATGGTACATTTTGGTTGTTGGGTGAAGTGAATGGATTAGAAGTAAGTGCAGGTTCACACACAAGTGGAGCAGCAATGGGAGATTTTAATGGAGTTCAATTGACTTTGACTGGAATGGAATCAGCTCCAGCTCAAGTATTAACTTCAACTTCCGCTTTCACAAAGATCTAACTTTCGATAGGGTTGTTTCATAGGTAGATTAGGCTGTCAGAAATGATGGCCTTTTCTATTTTATAACTAAAAGCCTTTTTTATATATATAGATATGGTCAATCTTACTTATGGAACTAATGAAATACTGTTAAGTGGTACTGAAAATATCACAGACCCAAATATTACAACGTTGAATCAAGCTTGGTTTGGCATTTATTCGCAAGTAACAAAGCAAACAAAATGGGTTCAAGTTGTCAATCAATCTAATTACTTACCAAGATGTGATAACTTTAATGTAACTGTTGTTAGTAATCCAGGAAGTGAGGTTTTATTGGAAGGAATTGTGTATTTGAAAGAAAAAGGTTTTTATGAATATTCACTTTACACAAATACAGGTGGAGAAGGTCCAAATGAGAATGACACATTGTTAGAAAGAGGCAAGTGCTTATTAGAATTTAGTGATGCAACAATTACAACTTACAACCCAAATATAGAAGTGATAGTATATGACAGAGAATAAATCAAAATTTGTTTTTTATAATGATCCAATTAGCACTTACACTGTTCCTATTTTTGAAAAGGAAAAAAATAAGGATTGGGTAAAATATGGCGAAGACAATTGCTATCCGCAATACTTAGTTGGATTATTTAACAAAAGTGCAAAGCATAACGCAATACTTACTGCTAAACAAAAGTACACTTACGGTCGTGGATTAAAAATAAAAGAGACTTTACAAACTGATGAAGCAATAAAAGCTCAACAATTTTTAGTTAGACCAAACACTTTTGAGACACTTAATGACATACTTAATAAAGTAATATTAGACAAAAGACTATATGGTGGCTACGCAATCCAAGTGGTGTGGAGTAAACTAACAGGTAAGGTTGCACAAGTTTATCATATGGATTTTGCTAAAGTAAGATCAAATGTTGACAATACTTCATTTTATTATTCAGATGATTGGGCTGATTACCGTCCAAAAGTGACTGAGTTTAACGCATTCAATCCAGAAAAAAGAGAAGGCGTACAAATTCTTTACTATCGTGAATATAGACCTAATTTGTCAACATATCCATTGCCAGATTACATTGGTGCAATACCATACATAGAAAGTGATGTTGAGGTAGCTAATTTTCATAGAGCAAACTTGCAAAACAATTTCTTTTTTGGTGGAATTTTAAACTTTAACAATGGTATTCCAACTGATGAAGAACAACGTGCATTAGTAAGACGTATAAATAATAAGCATGGTAGCACAGATAATGCAGGAAGGTGGATCATAAACTTTTCTGATGGAAGTGATAAAGCACCAAATGTGATTTCTCTCCAACCAAGCGAATTAGATAAACAATTTGACATATTAAACGACACTATCCAACAAGAAATATTTGTTGCTCATCGTGTAACTTCACCAATGTTTTTTGGAATTCGTGTAGAAGGGCAATTAGGTGGTAGAAATGAAATGGTAGACGCGTTCAAGTTGTTTGAGCAGAATGAGATCAAACCAGATCAACAGCATTTTGAAGAATTATTTAATTATATTATTGGGTTAAATGGAATTAATCATCCATACGAAGTTAATCCATTAGAACCATTTAAACCTGAGTTTACTGAACAGACTTTATTACAAATTGCAACTAAAGACGAGTTAAGAGAAATGGCTGGTCTTGAAAAACTTGTAACTAAAACTGAAATGTCTTCTCAAGATTGGGAAAAAGAAATAAGTATATTCGAAAAATTTGGAGAAAACGCTGATGATTATGAAATTTTAGATAGCAAGAATGTTACATTTTGCAAAGATCATTATGATTTTGAAAATAATTTAGAATTTGATTCTCAAGAACTATTAGAAAATGCCAAAAAAAGAATTAACTAATATAAATAAATCATTGTCTGAATTATCTATAAAATATAGATATGTAGGACCAAATGATTCTAAAACAAGGGACTTTTGCCGTGCATTACTTAATTTAAATAAAGTTTACACAAAAGATGAAATTGAGAAAATAAGTAAGTTAGTCGGTAGAAATGTTTGGACAAAAAGAGGCGGTTGGTATACTAAACCCGGTACCGACATTCACTTACCTTACTGCAGACATCAATGGACATCAATTATTGTTAGAAATAAGAACTCAAATAAAGAAGCTCCTATTGTTAAAAAACCAATAACTGAAGAAGATGTTAAGTTTTGTGAAACTAAAAGAATTTACAGTAACAATTCAACTTTATTTGTAAAACCTAATGATAGGACAATCAATACATATACTAGAGATGGTTATCAAGTAAACAAATTAATTAGAAAAGGTGAATTAGATAAATTTGATATAGCTTATATAAATAATTTAGATAAGTCATTAGAAGATTTACCTAACTATGTTGGTAAAGTTTTTAGAGGAATAGCTGATGATGGTACTTATAGTGAAATTTTAAAATCATCTATAGGTGATGAAATAACATGGAATACTTATACAAGTTCTTCAAGAAGTAAAATGATTGCAAATAATTTTAGTATCGAATCTAAAAAGAAAAAGATTATTTTTGAAATAAATAGTAAGACAGGGAAAGATATTCAACAGTTAAGCAATTTTCAAAGTGAAGAAGAAGTTTTATTCGTAAAAGATACTAAATTTAGAGTTGATAAAGTAGAAGAAATATTAAATGGTATTCAAGTAAAATTAACAGAAGTATAAAATGGAAAAAAAAATAATAACAGAAGAAGAAAAGAAAAAAGCAATTGATGAATTTACTAAGAGAATGCTTAGTAGTGGTCCATTTATTGTATTACCTAAAAAAGACAATTCTACAAAAGAGAAAAAATAATGGCTACAGTATTATTTATATCAGAGGAAACTTTAAAACAAGAATCTATCATATCAGAAAATGTAGATCCTAAACTTTTAGTGCCTACAATTAAAGAAGCGCAAAGCATATACATATTGCCTATCATTGGAACTACTTTATACAATGAATTAGTAACACAAGTATCAAGTAATTCCGTCACACCAGCGAATGTAACACTGCTTGATACATATATTACACCAACTCTTGTAAAATATTGTGTCTATGAATCAATTTTGCCACTTAGTTTTAAGTTTCAAAATAAAAATATTGCTACAAAAAACTCTGAATTCAGCAACCAAGCTTCAATGGAAGACTTACGTTACTTACTTGATTACACTAAAAATAGAGCAGAATGGTATGCTGAAAGGTTAACAACCTTTTTATTAGCAAACACTACAACATATCCAGCTTATTTGACACAACAAAATGCCAATATTGATACTATTTTTCCTAATGATAACAATTATCAAAATGGTATGTACTTAGGTCCAGATATTGATTGGGATTTAGTGCCACCACATATTAAGTATCAAGGTAATTTTAGACGAAGAACATAAAACTATGAGAAAAAAAGGAAGTAAAAATAAAGCTAACTTAGAAAAATTAAGAATATATCTAAATGCAAACCAGCCTAAACAAAATAGTCAACCTACTACAGGAAATAGCAACAAGTAACAAGTTTCTTAATGGTAACTTTGTATTTTGTGATGTTGCAGATCTGGGAGCGAGTTCGCCCTTATCTTATCCTTTACTTTGGGCAGATATAAGACCAAGTAGTTTTGGGCCAAAAGTTTTTAGTATGAATTTGCAATTAACAGCAATAGATATTGTGTTAAAAGATCTAAGTAATGAAAGAGATGTTTTGTCTGATACTTTGCAAATAATTTCTGACATAATTGCTAAAATAAAACAGTCTACTTATTATGGATCTTACTTTGAAATGCAAGAAAATATAACATGCACACCAATTAAAGATTCATATGGAGATGAAGTTGCTGGATGGGTTTGTAATTTTACTTTAAATATTGCTAATCCTTATGATAGTTGTGTAATACCAACAAATTAAAATTTTAAAACAAAAATATATATATAGTTATGATATTAGAACAAAGAATGTTAGGTGGTAATGGATGTAAATTCATTGATGCATCCTCAACTGGGAATACTTTTTACGTATTGGTAGTGAATGCTGATTGCGTTTTGACTACTTTGTCAACTGTTGGCGGACAAAATCTATTAACTCAGTACGGATTGAGCGGAAAGACTTTGAAACAAGGCATGTTAATTCCTGCTTTTAATGGTGACCCAATTGCAAACATTACACCAACCTCAGGTTCAGTTATTGGTTACGGCTATAACATAATGGGCTAATGATTAGTTTAGGATTAGGAACAGTTGTAGGTGGAAATGGTAGCAGCTTTGGCGGTTTTACTCCAGAGTATGTGACTTTATTATCTAAGGCAACAAGCTTAGGATACACTTTACCTACTGCAGCAAATCAGGCCAACCAAAATAAGTTAATTGTTGACTTGAAATCGGCTGGAGTTTGGGACAAGTTAGACGTGTTTTACATGTTCGCTAATACAGGTTCAAAAGAATTTGCTTTACTAAATTGGAAAAATCCAAATTCATTTAATGCAAGTGCTGTAGGAGCTGCTTTAACTTGGAATAGCTCTGGTTATGTAGGCGGATTGCTTTCTTATTTGAATACTAATTATAACCCTACTACAAATGCTACTAATTTAGCGCAAAATAATGTATCTATGGGATTATGGAAAAGAACACACGATGCAACTGCTGGTAAATTTATGTGCGGTAATAGTGGTGCAAGTTCTTACTTCCCTTCTGTAAGTGGAAATGATGTTAGATTGCATCATCAATCAGGGACATTAAGTGCAACATTTGCACTTTCTACAACTGGTCTATTGATACTTAATAGAACGGCATCAACTGCTGTTTCATGGAGTGTTAATGGTTCGGCTACAAGTGGAACTACCGCTGCATCTGTTGCTCCAGTAAATGCTAACTATTCAGTATTTACTTATGGTACTGCAACGGCTTCAACATATCTTGGACAAATTTCAAGTTTTTTCTTAGGTGCTTCTATTGTTTCTGAAACACCTGCTTTTTATACAGCTATGAACAGTTATATAGCAACTACCTAATGGATACAAAAATAATAGAACTTAATATAGTTAGCTGGTCTTTGGCTTTTCTTGGAATGATGGCTCATTGGTTACCAGTTGTTCAGTTTTTATCGTTTACCCTATCAGTTATAATTTCACTTTGGCAACTATCCCAAATGTTCAAGAAATGGTTAAACAAATAAAAAGAAATGCAAGTCTTCAAAATCCAATCACTACTATATGTGGATTGATTTGTTTTTTCTATTCGCTTGTTTTAATTGGTTTACCATTAGTTTATGAAACCTATGCACAAATTGATATTTACTATCCTGCTTGCATTGGAATTGTTGGTTTATGCTTGTTGGTTATTCCCGATGACTTAAAAGGAGCTTTAAAAAAGTTAATTCAAAAAAAGAGTGAATGATTTTACTACTACTCTATGTTTGGTTAGATGCGATTAGGGATTCAATAGCCCATCATGACGCTTATTCTAAATTAGGTAGGTTTTTTTCAAGGCAACGCAGCGAGATGCTGAAGCCTTTGTTCTTCCAATACTTCCCAATGCTATGGGATGCTTGGCATTTATGCAAATTTATTCAGTACAACATAGTCGCATTTTTAATTGTTAAGTCATTAGCTTTTCCTATTGTTACTACCTTAATGAGCCTTTTATTTATTAGCCTATACATATGAAAAAACCCAACGCAATTTTACTTGATTACCTTAAAAAGTTCCCAAATACAGCTACTTTAACTTTAGCTAAAAAAATTTACAAAGAAAAACCTGCACAATTTACAAATATAGAACAGATCAGAACATCAATAAGATATTACAGAGGTCAAGCAGGAGACAAAAATAGAATAGAAGCAAAAGAACACATAGACTATTTATCTAAATTAAAAGAGGAACTACCTAAAGGAGAATCTGAAAAAGTAGAACCTTACTACCTACCTAAAGACAGAAAAAAAGTATTAGTTATTAGTGACATTCACTTACCTTACCATGACGATAAGGCTTTATTTGCTGCATTGGAATATGGGTTAAAAGAGGAGGTTGATACTATCTATATAAATGGTGACTTATTAGACTTTGCCTTAATTTCCAAGCACGAAAACAATACTACTAAACATTCAGTAAAGTATGAATTAGACTGTGCTAAAGTATTTTTAAAAGG